TGCCCTGACAAAGCGAATGAATTCAGATCGCTTTTTCCAATCCTTCGGATACCGCGCACGCATCTCAGGACGGATCGGCATTATTTGTTGACAACGGCGCTTGGCCGCAAACTGTATTCGCATGAACATGTTCATCATATTAATGGAGAAGGACTAGATAATCGTATTGAAAATCTAGAATGGTGTACACAAAGTTATAATTGCTTACATTCAGTAAAAATGGGAACTTGGGGTGCGTTAAAAAATAATATTAATAAAAAGTTTGTTTCTATGGAAATATAAACTATCTTTACACAAATTAAAAACCTTTTTTTATGAAAAATCTATTTAAAGCGCTGGCTTCATTCCAGCAAGAAGTCCCAGTAATCCACAAAGGTACGCAAGGTTACGGCTATAGTTACGCAGACTTGCCGAAAATCTTTGAAGTAATTAACCCACTACTAAAAAAAAACGGGCTAGGATTCACGCAGTTAATTAACGACACTAATTTAGTTACGTGTTTATTCCACGTAGAAAGTGGCGAAACAATCGAAAGCGCTACAGCAATACCACAGAACGTAGCGTTAAAAGGAATGAATGACTTTCAAGTAATGGGTTCGGCTATTACTTACGTTCGTCGTTACGCCATTAGTTCAATGTTAGGACTAGTAACCGACAAAGACACGGACGCAAGCGGAGAACAAGTAAAGAAATTACCTACTATAGACGCTAAAAGATTCCAGAAAGCCGTAGAAGCTATTCAAGGCGGGCAATATTCACGCGAAGAACTAGAAAGTAAATTTAGTTTAAGCGAAGGTCAAACCGATTTACTGAACGCGTTATGAATGCTTTTAAAATTAGATGTTCGGCAATAGGTAAAATAATGACAAACCCCCGCACTAAGGGGGAATTGTTAAGCCAAACTGCTAAAACATACATAGAAGAACAAGTAATAGCGGACAAGTACGGAATTAAAAAGCAATTTTACAGCCGTTACACGGACAAAGGTATTCTAGTAGAAGACGACGCTATACAATTAGTCTCGGACGTTTTAGATTTAGGGTTTATTTGGAAAAACGAAGAACACTTTACAAATGACTGGATGACTGGAACGCCAGACGTAAACACGGACAGCGTTTTATTAGATGTAAAATCTAGCTGGGACGCTACGACATTTCCTTTTTTCGCTACGGAAATACCTACGAAAGACTATTACTACCAGCTTCAAGGATATTTAGAACTTACGGGTAAAACTCGGGCGTTACTTTGCTATTGTTTAGTTAACACACCCGCCGAAATGGTCGAAGACGAAGTAAGGCGCGCGCATTGGAACGCTAACCTACTAGAAGAAAGTATAGATCTGAGAGACGAAGTACAAAAACGACATAGCTTTAACCACATACCAGACAACAGACGCGTGAAAGTCTTCGAAGTAGAAAAAGACGAAAAGGTAATAGAGCAAATCAAAGAACGCGTGGAGTTATGCCGAGAATATTATAACACACTAATAAATTTCTTATGAAAAGGACTAGGGAAGAAATAGACGAAGCAAATCTAGCACTACGATTAATGTACCCAAACTTAAGTATAGATTTACAATATAGGTTTATGGGTGCTATTAAAACAATCCAATGTGCAATAGATGAAATACACGAAATAAAAGAAGAACCTATGAACCAACAAATAGAAGATAAAATAGTATTACGTGTTTTGGCACGTTTTAACGAACGTTCGCAAGTAGGAATAAAGAAGTACAACACAACGCTTGAAAGAACCGATTTAAGCACGTTAGAATGGCTTACACACGCACAAGAAGAAGCTATGGACTTTGTACTTTACTTGGAACGACTAAAAGACGAATTTAAAAATAAATAAGATGAAAGGAACAATCAAACAATATAGGCCAGCTTATGTTAGCGGTTATGAAAACGAGTTAAGTATTTTTAACTCATTAAAAGAACTTTTGAATATAAAGTGGGTTAAACAATTTAGTAAGTCAAATAATTTTTATAGGTATTCTATTGATTTGGCTGATTCGCATCCAAGTAGCCAACATACATTAATGGCTGAATATAAAAATGGTTCTGAATGGTGGGTTATTGGCTTTATAGACAAAAATACGGAAATAAAAGGAATAGAATTATTTAAACCAGAAGAAGAATAAGATGAAAGAGAAAACAAAAGCAATTATTTTAATGCTATTAGTGTTAGGCGTGTTCGGTTACGGACTATTACATTTAGTAAGCTACATTTTTAGAGGATTATTTTAGTAACTTAACAAGTGGTTATTCGGAAATACCGAACACTCACTAAAAAACGTAAACAATTAAATAAATATAAAATGGAAAACAAGTTAAACACGGGTGCAATTTTTAAAAACACGAACAAGAAAGCGGATAACCACCCAGACTACAAAGGAAAAGTAAACGTAAACGGCAAAGAAATGGAAGTAGCGTTATGGGTTAAACAAGGTAAAGCTGGATCGTTCTTCTCGGCTTCATTTAGCGAACCATACGTAGCGCCAGCGCAAAGCGAACCAGTAAGCAAAGTAGAAAACGACGATTTCCCGTTTTGATATGGAAATAAACGACACAGAACTACGAAAAAAGCTAAACGCCCTACTTAGAACACGAACACGTAACCAGATAGTAACAGACATCAAAACACGGACTGGTAAATTTCACCAGTACCAGATTGACAAGTTTCTAAAAGGTCACGACGTAAGTCTAAGTACAGCTATAAAGCTAGACGAATACGTTTTACGCGAATCAATGTAACTTAAAGCATACCATTAGAACTGCAATAGGTTCGTTTTTAAGCCAGTTTAACCGCTGGCTTTTTTATTTAAAAATTATTTATATATTTGCATTACAAATACATCTGTTGCAAAGAGGGGGTTAGTCGTTTAATTACGACGCCCCCTTTTTATGTTAATAACTTTTTCACAGCGTGTTTAGATTTTCATCGTAAGTTTGATTAAAATTTAACCAATGGATCAATTTGAATTTATATTAAAAGCATTAAATGCGTGTATAGGACAGCAAGTCTCGCAGTTAAAGTCAAAAGATGAAAGAATTAAGGAACTTTGGAAAGAGTTACGCGAAGCTGAAGAAGAAATAGAACGTTTAAAACAAACTAAAAAATCAAAATAACCAATGGATTACGTTTTCTATATTGCTTTGAGTTGGTGGCTTGTCAAATTTGAGCCTTTGCAGCTTTCGTTTGACTATATTTTTAGTTACTTACCTATTAACAGCGTTACAATTACACTACATTCGGCGCTAGGTTGTCCTAAATGCGTAGGGTTTTGGTCTACGTTGGCGCTATCTGGCAACTTCTTTACGGCTTGCGTCGTTAGTTTACTATCTTTTACCCTTGACTTATGGTTAGCGAAGCTGGAAAAATAGCAATAGACGGACTACTAGCCGAAATAAACCCCGAACGACTTAGCAAAATGCATCTTAGAAAGTTGCAAGCTATCAAAGTAAAAGAAACGGGCGTAAAGGATAATGAATGTTTTTGCCATCCAGATAAACGCAAGAAATGGTTTGCAAAATTTTTAGAATGGCATGAAGAAAACGCTTGACAAATACATAAGCGAACACTACGACGAAGTAAGAAAGTACACAAACCACTTTTTAAAGGCGTACAATAAGCGAAAAAACATAACCTTGTCAATGCTGAACGCGGACACGTGCATAAATAACGCCTACCTACACGTCCTAACTATTGACACGGACAAAATAGACACCAACAGCGTAAAGTCCTACCTACTTAACACAATCAAATACCAAATAATTTGGGACACTAGCCTATCACACAAACAAGACGATTGTTTAGCGCTGGAATTTATACCAAAAGACGAACCAGATAACGACGACGTAAAACATAAAATAGGAATAGAGAATAAATATAACGACCAGCTAGCCTATATAGAGATCTATAGAAATAGTTTAACTTGTCCAATTGAAAAAAAGGTATTCGAAAGCTATTACGACAAGGGACACCGCACCGCTAAAAGTCTAGGTAAATTCTTTGGGATTAGTAATACGTCAGCTCATTATTTAATACGCGGAATTAAATTAAAAATCCGTGAAATTCAATATAGTTATGAAAACAAATGAAATAACAGACGCGCTGGCTAGGGTTGTACTATTCACTATAGGCGGGGTTATCTGTCTAGGTGGTTACGAAACCGCTTTACGCATGTTTGGCGTATTAATTATAATCAAAGCCATAGGAAACGAACTAAAACACGAACAAAATGAAAATTAAAGAGGAGTACAAAGGTAAAACCATAGTAACTTACGACAGTGTACTAGGTCAAAGACGTATCGAAGTAGATAAAATCCACCCCGCGCAGTTTAAATACTACGTGACTATAGGACTAGGGTACATTTTCGAAAAGGAAAACGCTACAATTAGTTATAAAGGCGTAGAAGAAGCCACCGAAAACACGGAAAAAGAACCTATTCAAGAACCAGTAACAAAGAAACCAAATGCCACAACCAATAAAAGGAGAAAAAAAGGAGACGTTCCTAGCTAGATGTATAGCAGACGAAGAAAGCGTAAACGCATTTCCCGACAAATTCCAACGTTACGCGGTTTGTATACACACGTGGGAAACTCATTCACGCGAAGCGCTAAGTATTTACAAGGAGACCTTTAAAAACACGAAGAAGAAATGAAGTTCTACATTCTAGACTATGGTAAAGACATGATCCACGAAGGTAAAGTAATAACAGACTACCTAGAGAAAATGCAATACCACCACATAGCGTATTTAACCAGCGCCGACGGGTTACTATGTCTAGAAGAAGTAGACGAAGACGATTTTTTAAACCACTTCAAAAACACGAAACAAAATGCCTAAAAAGAAAATGTTAACAGAAGAAGAATTCGAACAGCTATTCTTACAATGGGTGCAATACGTAGAGAACAATCCAATAAAGAAACAAGTCTTTGTAGGTAAGGACGGCAGACACGATTACGAACTAATTCCAAGACCCTACACAATGGAAGGTTTTTTAAATTACGCAGAAGAAAACGTTTGTAATGTTCATCAATATTTCGAGAATAGGGAAAATCGTTACTCAACATACGTGGGCATCTGTACGCGTGTTAAAAGAGTCATTCGCCAAAACCAAATCGAAAACGGATTAGCTGGACTTTACAACCCGTCCATAACTCAAAGACTAAACAACCTAACCGAAAAGACGGACGTAACCAGTAACGGAGAAAATATCAATGAGATTAAAATTTCAATAATAAGACCCGACACGAAAGAACTTGACTAATGGAAAAGGTAACTTTTAAAATAACACGCCCAGACTTGACTACCTACGAAAACACGTTTACAAATGTTAGGACTTGCAAAGATGAAACTGGCGTAACTATATACGTTAAGGATTGCTCGCGTTTACTAGTGGCGTTTTATCCTATGGGGTGGGCTGTTGAATTAGTAAAAGTGGAAATAGTAGAGTAATGGAACTAAAGTCTACGATAGTCTTTGAACGGAATTACGACGCGCTTTACAATAACGAGGCGCGTTTTATAATTAACGAGGGTGGGTCGCGTTCAAGTAAGACCTATAGCCTTTGCCAGCTTATTCTAGTCTATTGTCTACAGAACAAAGGCGTAGTAGTTTCAATCATTCGTAAGACGTTCCCAGCGTTACGGGCTACAGCTATGCGAGACTTTCTAGAAGTTCTAAAAGATTCTGGAATATACGAAAAGACTAGTCATAACATGAGTGAACATATCTATTCATTCTCGAATGGATCTATAGTTGAATTCTTTTCAGTCGATGACGAGCAAAAAATAAGGGGTCGCAAGCGCCATCTGGCGTGGTGTAATGAAGCTAACGAACTATTCTACGACGACTTTACGCAGTTGAACATGCGTACTGAATCCAAACTAATATTTGATTACAACCCGTCCGATTCAAACAGCTGGCTTTACGACCTACCAAAAAACGAAAGCATATTAATTAAGTCCACGTACAAGGATAACCCGTTCTTACCAGAAAGCATAAAGATTCAAATAGAAGACTTGAAGCGAACAGACGAAGCGCTATACCAGATTTACGCACTAGGAGAAAAAGCCATAAGTAAAAGTAACATCTATTCAAACTGGACATTCTTACCACATAGACCCGCTCGCTTTACTGAATTCATTTACGGGCTGGATTTTGGTTATAACCACCCCTTAGCTTTGATGCGTATTTACTGGCACGAAAAGGACATCTTTATAGAACCAGTCATTTACGAAAGCTACCTAACAACTGCGAACCTAATCGAAAAGCTAGCCAGTCTAAACATAGAGAAGCATGCCGACATAGTAGCCGACTACGCCAGACCCGAAATAATAGCCGAACTAAACAACGCTGGTTATAACGTACTGAACGCAAACAAGGCTGTTAAGAAAGGACTAGACGCGGTTAAGTCGTTCGGGGTTTACGCACAAGAACACGAAGCGTTAAAGAAAGAATACCAGAATTATAAATGGAAAAAAGTAGGGGACACAATCCTAGACGAACCCGTTAAACTTTGGGACGATGCTATGGACGCGACACGCTACGCGGTTACCTACATTAAAGAGCAATACTACACCGACGACAGCTACTTCGCGTTTTAGAACCTAAACAAAGACGGAAAATAATATAGTTATGGCACAATCAATTATAGCACAACCCCAGAGAATCATGCCCGCTTACAACCCTATTAGGTTTATAGTGGATAGCACCAACAAAAATAAAACTGGATTCCGTTACATTTACGAAGTGTACAGCGGGGCAACCTTACTAGGTTCGTTCAAGGTCTTACCAACCTATTCAACTGGTTACGGCGAAATAGACCTATCTAAATTCCTTTCGTCTTATGTAAGCTGGGATTTCGACCCTAGTGTAACTCTAGACAAAGCCGCGCCGAATAGTTATAAGAACTACGCAGTAAACATAGGCGAAGAATACCTATACGAAATTACATATACGTCTGCGCTAACCAACAGCGGAACGAACACACGTATTAACGTAGCTAACATCTTTCAAGTTGGCGACCAGATTAACATATCACAAAACGACGGCGGTACGGCTAACCCATTACTAGAGGGGTTGCATACAATCATTGCAGTTTCGGGGACTTGGATTGACGTTAACGTACCTTTTAGTTCTATTACGAACGTGAACATAGACGGCGTTATAAACTACGCGGATAACCAGAAAGTAGTAACTTATAACATAACAAACCTAACTAACCTAAAAGTCTTTAACGGGGCGTTTACGTGGGTCGACTGGGTTACTTATAACTATAACGACTACACACTAGACGGCGTTACTAAGCAATGGCTAACGAACCAGCCAAAGACGGACTTTTATTGTACACTAGGACAAGACCTATTTCTAAACGCAAGGGCTGTAGTAGGTAAAAAGATTTACTTTGAAAATAACGACGGCGACACGTATAGCAAAAACGTAGTGAATAACGACACAATAGTAAGCGTGGCTGTAGGCTGTAACAATTACGGCGCATTAACTCCTATTACTGGCGTGTTACCAATGATTAAAGAAGACACAACCTATTACGACTTCTGGTATGAAGACGGCGCGCAAGCATCTGTTAAGTATAGAGTAAACATAGATAGACGCGTACAAATAAACGAATACCATATTTGCTTTTTAGATCGTCTAGGGTCATTCTCTAGCTTTGCGTTTCAGTTAAAGTCGTACGAACGTGGCGACGTTACACGGGATGAGTTTAATAAGGACGTACAAGGTTACGTTAAAGCTGGTGCTTGGAATTATAACTACGAGGAGTTCGGATTTAACACGTTTAATATTAACGTAACGAAGACGCTAGAGTTAAACACCAACTGGATGACTCAAAATATGTCGGACTATTTCCAAGAATTGATAACGTCACCGCAAACGTTTTTAAAGTTAGTCCAATACGTAACGACAGAAGACGGCGAACTAGTCCTAGATGAAGACGGATGCCCTATACACGTAGCAGAAAGTACGGCTTACGTTCCGTGCATTGTACAAAACAACAGCTTCGAAGTTTACAAACAACGTAACAAGCACCTAATCAAACAAAGCATTTCAGTTAAACTAGCAAACAACGATAACGTAAATGGTTAATAACGTAAAAATAGTCTTAGAGACTGGCGTACTAGACGTAAGACAAGACGTACAATTTCCCCTTAACTTTTCAGTAGGTGACATCCGCGACATATCAAAGCGTTCGGGTACGTTTAGTAAGACTATCGTACTAGCTGGAACGGATAACAACAACCAGCTTTTAAACCATTACTACGATGTTAACATAAGCGCGGGAACGTTTGACATTACGAAGTTAACGAAATGTCAAGTAGTACAAAACAATGTAGTCATTCTAGACAATGCGCTATTGCAGTTGGTGAATGTAAACAAACAGCAGTTGACCGACGCGCACGAACAAGTTGTTAACTACGAAGTGTTAATAAAAGACACGAAAGCCGAACTATTTACTACCATGAATAGTAAGGAACTAAACGATTTAGACTTTTCAGACCTAGACCATTTCCAAACAAGCGCTGGAATAGTAGCGACGTTTAACAATACGATAGCAGACGGGTATAAATACGTGCTGTCTTATATGACCACGAACACGAATAACTACCATATAAGAAAAATGAAGCCCGCTATTTATGCGAAGCTTTATTTTGACCGCATCTTTAGCAACGCTGGCTATACATATCAATGGGATGACATAGTACAAGCTAGGTTTGATAAACTTTTGATTCCTTACAATGGCGACGAAAACGTAATAGACTGGAACGACTTTAAAGTAAAAGCTAGCAACGCTTTCGAGACTACACAAACGCAAAGCACAACTGGTAGCTTTGTCCCTTTTAACACTTTAATAAACGGCTGGACTGAAATACAAGACGACCAAAATATATTTAACCCTACGACGGGTGTATACACCGCGCCAACAAACACCGATCCGCTAGCGTCGCAGTCTTACGAATTCAATATAAGCATAACTTACGAAGTTAAGTTTAACAATACTGGCGCTAACCCAGTACGACCTTACAAGCTAGTTAACGGCGCTTACCAGCCAGTTAACAAAGTGTTCACGCCTATTTTGCAAGCACGTAACAATGGAGTAAACACGGGACAAGCCAACTTAACGCCTATTAACATTAATACAGACATAGCTTCTGGACTTAACATATTCGGAACGTATAGTAATGCGGTCACTATGTCGCCGTCTAGTTACGTTACAACTGGCGACTTATTAACAATGCGCACGGGAATAAACGCAGTATGGCAATTAGGTTTTGACTACTGGCGAGATTCATCGGGAACATCTGCACAAGTGGACGTTAATATAGACATCTTAGATATTCAAGTAGAAATAGTCCCTAATAGTAACACGGCTGTTATTAGTGGGTTCTTAAATATGAACGAATACGTTCCGCAAAAGATTAAACAAGCGGACTTTGTTAAGTCTATATTCCAGATGTACAATTTGTTTGCAGACGTAGACCCAGCGCAGCCGAATAACATTATTTTAAGACACCGCGACGAATACTACGACAACGGCGCGGAGAAAGACTGGACGTATAAACTAGCAAAAGACCGCGAACAGAACCTAGAGTTTTTGCCAGACGTTACAAATAAACGTTTGATTCTTACATACAAACAAGACGAAGACGAACCAAACCAATTGTACTATCAAAGCACGGACGAAATTTACGGGCAACAAGAATATATATTTGATTCGGAATACGTAAGGGACATAGACACAAAGGAACTAATATTTAGCCCTACACCAATTACTAAAACTAGTTTCGGGGCTATCGTTCCAATGATTGACGGACAAGCGCCTAAAACGAACATACGAATACTTTACGACGGCGGCGAACAAACGTGTGGACTATGGAACTTAGTAGCCAACGGGACAACGGGAACTTTTAACATAACCACTTACCCAGCTATTACCCATTTTGACAACGCGAACACACCAACGTTTGACATTAATTTCGGAACGTGCGACTTTTACTATTACAATCCAGCGACACTTACTAACAATACTTTGTTTAATATGTACTGGCGTCGTACGATCAATCAAATAAACGTGGGCAAAATGCTTACGGCTTTCTTTAAACTAGACGAAGGCGACATCCATAGCTTAAAACTAAACGACAAAATCCGTATTGATAACAGCTGGTGGAATATTAATAAGGTAATGGACTATAACGCTGGCTTAAACCAGTTAACAAAAGTCGAACTAATAAGCGTAGACACGGAAATAGACCTAGCGCCATTCCAAACAAGCAGCGGAAACACCGCACCTAGTACGACTACCAGCGTAGCTTTGACTTCTGTTATGTCGTCGGCAATGCAAACGAATAACGTAATTCTAGCTGGTGCAAACGTAGCCATTTATGGAACGCGTAACATGGTAGCGCAGAACGTTCGCGGAATGATTATAGGCGACGAAAACGCACTACTAGAAGACGGATTAATAACCCCACGAATTAACGGCGTAGCTACTCAAATAAGCGGGTATATTGCTAACCTTACCCAGACGGGAACGAACGCACCAGAAGCAAACGTTTTTACGGGTCAACTTGTTACGTGGACTAGAACGGGAACTGGTAAATACTTAGGGACACCAGAAACGCCATACGATTTTAGTAGCACCTACGTAATGATTAACAATATAAATAACCAACACTTAACAAGTGCGTACATAAACACGGACGGAAATATAGTAGTAGTTACGTGTAACACTTCTGGACATTCAAACGAAGACGGCATTTTAAATAACACTACTCTAGAAATTCGAACCTACTAAAAAGGTAATATAGTTATGAATGAAGTAACGATCCCACTAAAGCTGACGGGCGTCGGTTCGATGAAAGCCGAACTACGCGCATTAAAAGCTGAAATAGCAAACGCTACAGATCCCGCACAAATGGAAGCGCTCGCAATGAAAGCGGGTGAACTATCGGACAAAATAAAAGACGCTAACGACGCGGTTAACGTCTTTGCTAGTGGGTCGAAGTTCGAACAAGTTTCTAACGGACTAGGTGGTATTAAGGATTCGTTAATGTCGTTAGACTTTGAAGAAGCTAACCAGAAGTCCGCAGCATTTGCGCAGAACTTAGGTAAGTTAAACCAGACTGATATAAGCGCTTCTTTAAAAGGCTTAACTGGAACGGCTAAAAACTTAGGTGGTGCATTTGTTAAGTTGGGCGCGCAGATTCTAGCAAACCCGTTGTTTCTTATGGTCGCTGTTATTACTGCTATTGTCGTAGCTATAGGCGCGTTTCTAAATAAAATAGGCGTACTAGGTAAAGTTATAGACACTTTAATGGCGCCAATTAACGCTATTATAGACGGGTTTAAAATGCTAACCGATTGGTTAGGTTTAACTAGTTATGCAGCAGAAGAAAACGCGGAAAAAATAAGCAAAGCAAACGAATCTATTATTGAATCTAGTAAGAAAAGAACCGAATCTATAGGGTCGTCTTACGACTACGAAATAGAAAAGGCTAAGATTAACGGAAAAAGTACAACTAAACTAGAACTAGAAAAGTCGAAAGCCCTAACAAATGAAGCGAAATTAAGACGCGACAGACAAGTAAAAGAATTAAAAGCGTTAAACGCTGTAGCTAGCGACGACAACAAAGAACAACGTAAGAAACTACGCGACTCAATTAACGCAGAAAACATAACTATTCGTCAAGGTTCGCGCGAACGTATGTTGATTTTAATGCGTGAAACCGCAGCAAAACGCGAGGAGTATAGAAAGCAAAGAGAAGCTGCAAAGAAAGCCGCAGAAGAAGAAGCGAAAGCCGCAGCGCAAGCCGCAGCAGATGCAGCACGCGAAGCCGCAGCACGTTGGAAAGAAAAGAAAGACGCTATTAAAAAAGCGACAGAAGACATTCAAAAAGAAATTGCCGCAGCTAACAAGTTACTAACAGATTCTACAAAGACACAACAACAAGTAGAAGTTGACGACGTTAAGGTAAAATACGAAGCGTTAATAGCAGAAGCTGTAAAGTACAAACAAGACACTACGGCGCTAGAGAAAGCGAAGCAATTAGAAATTGATAAAATTAACAAGGGCTATACAGACGCGGAAATAGAAAAGCAAAAGAAAATTGACGACGAAAAACTAGCCAACCAAAAAAAACAAGACGACCAACTCAAAGCGTTTAACGAAGCAGAAGCGTTAAAGTCAGAAGAACTAGACGAACAAATTTACCAATCTAAACTTAGCGCCCAACAAAAAGAACTTGAAACTAATCAATATCACTTCGACGAACTAAAGGCGCAGTACGAACGCTACGGAAAAGACACAACCGATTTAATAGCGAAACAAAAAGAAGAAGAAGACAAAATTAACGCGAAGTACGCACTAGCCGAAATTGAAAAGGCTAAAGGTATTCGAGATTCTAAAATTCAATTTACGCAAGACATAGCAACTGGTATCGGGGCTATTGGTGAAATGTTTATTAAAGACCAAAAGAAACTAGAGAAATTCAATAAAGCGCAAGCGTTAGTTCAAATCGGAATAGACACGGCGAAAGCAATCAGTTCGTTAGTCGCTATGTCGCAAGCTAACCCACTTAATGCGGTTACTGGTGGTACGGCTGGAATTGCACAATACGCCAGCGGAATTTTACAAATTATAACCAACGTAGCCAAAGCAAAATCTTTGTTATCAAATCCTAGCGGGTCTGTTTCTGGCGGTGGCGGTGGTGGCGGTGGTACTGAATCCACTACTAGCGTTACACCTATTTCACCAGCCGTACAAATGTACGGACAAGGTAACAACTTGAATAGTGCGGGCGGCCAAGGTTCGGTTAACTCTAATCAAAATATGGTCGTTACTGCTGTCGTTAGTGAAACGGACATAACGAACACCCAAAACAAAATAGATAAAATAAAAAAATCTGCTGAACTATGACAAGTTACCAAGCCCTAATAAACGAAATAACAGCGTTTTACGATAACCATATTCAAGTAAAAAAGGTAGGGTCTGACTTTAAAGAGCAGATGTTTAACTTTGCAACTAAAGACGAAAAATATCCTATCGTTTATATAGTTCCAGTAAGCGCTTTGCCGACTGAAAACACGAACGATTTTACTTTAGAAATATATTGCTTTGATATAATCCAAAAAGACCGCGCTAATATTAACGTAATCCTTTCAGACTGCCAGCAAATTCTTTACGATCTTTACACGTACTTTATTAACTCAAATAACTACGCGTTTGATGTTATAGATATTCCTAGTTTTACGCCGTTAAATAACGATTTACTAGACTATTGCGCTGGCTGGGTAATGACTGCGACCTATTCAGTAAACAACTGGACTGACTGCGCTGTCCCTTTAAAAGGAAACTAAATACGAATTAAAATTAATATAGTTATGGGATCAAATTTATTAGGAGAATTAGCGGGTAACATGGGAACTTTTGTAGTAAACACTACAGCAGAAGTAACTAAAAACATAGACGCTATCGTAGTGCTAGAAGACACTATTTTTACCAGCATTAAAGTAGCTGGAACGGACGCAAAAAGTACATACATACAAGACGCTAGTTTAGCTGTTAAGGCTGGAACTATTATAACGCCTATTAACGATTTAAAATTTAGTGGCGTAAAATTAACAAGCGGTTCTGTAGTTTTAGTTTTAGGGTAATATGTACGGCTTCGCTATTTCACTTTATAACACAACGCGCTGGCTTTATAATCAAGGTTCTAGCTTGTTTGTTTTTAGAGTAACCGAAAACACGGACGCACGAATAACAGAAAATAACGATAAATTAATCATTGAATAAATGGCAAATATTAAAATAAGTCAATTACCAGCGAAAGGCGCTAACCTAGCTTCTACAGATTTAGTAGAAATTTCTGAGTTTAACGGGTCTGGCTACGTTTCTAAAAGTATTACTGGACAAGAAATAATAGACGGGGCTAGTGGTGGCGGCGTAACAGACGTAACAGCTACAGCGCCCATAAGTTCCAGCGGTGGTAGCACGCCAGATATTTCAATCCCGCAAGCTAGTACAATAGACGACGGCTATTTAAGTTCTATAGACTTTAGTACGTTTAACGCGAAACAAGACGAACTTATAAGCGGCACAAATATTAAAAGTTTAAATGGCGCTTCTTTATTAGGCTCTGGCGGTTTGTCCGTACAACCTACGCTAGTAAGCGGCACAAACATTAAAACGATTAATGGATCATCAGTTTTAGGAAGTGGCGATTTAGTAGTTGGTGGTGGCTTACAAGGATATTATAATTTTATAAAGCCAGAAGCGGGACAAACGGTAAATAATAGATTTATTACTGTTAGTAGTTCGTTTAATACATATACTAATAATATTATTAGATTGCATCCATATGTAACCGCGCATACAATAACATCTACTACTTTATCAATACAAGTTCTTACTGGTCAAGCTGGAGCATTAGGTAGAATTCTAATTTATTCAAATTTAAACGGATTCCCAAATACAAAACTTTACGAAAGTACGAATATAGATTTATCAATAGATGGAACAAAAACTGTAACGACTGCATTTACTTTTACTGCGGGTACTACTTATTGGATTGGTTTTCAAAACTTTTTCACAGTCGCAAGTGCATCAATTACATCAATTTTGAATAATCAAATGATTCAATTTTTAGCAAATCCAACCTCTAACGGTGGATATACTGGATATCAAACAACTGCATATACTTTCGGAACTGCGCCAACAACAATGGGTGCGGTTACTGGCACAGACCAAAGTTTTCCATTAATATTAATTAAATTGTAACTATGGCACAAATAAGAGAAGAAATATACGACGAAAACGGACTAGTTGAAGTTCGTTTTATTGAAACAGACGAACCTACGCAAGAAGAACTTATTGCACAAAAAGAAGCTGAACTACTAGCTATGTACAATGAATTGAAAGCGTTAAAAGGTGAATAATGGCGTACGCTAATAACGGGGTTTTCAATATAAAATATAAGACGCGTAATAAAATAGCGCAGACTTTGCGCCGTATTATTGCAGATGAAACGCTAATTGACACGGGTTCGCTTTACGATTCCGTAAGAATTAACGCGCAGATTCCCGCACTAGGTGAATTGGAAATCCAGATTTTAGCTATGTATTATTTTGGTTACCTAAATAATGGAACTGAAAAAATGGCGGCTTTTGATTTATGCGCTAAGTTAACAGAAGCCCTACAAAATAACGGAACGACACAAGAAATATTTCAGCAGTACACGGAATGGATGGCGCAAAGATACCCTATCTTACAAGTGGCTAATATTCTAGGTCAAAAAGAAAGTATTATTTATACGTTCGAACCTATAGGTGGCGAGTTCAACTGGGATTTAAAATTTAGAGGATTCTAAATAGCCCATTTCTTTACGCATTGCCAGCATATTAAATACAAATATTAAAGGTAGTTTGCCTATTTCTTCTATTTTGGTTAGGTCACCTTCGCAAAGGTCAAACAATAAAGCCTCCCAGCCCCACTTTTTAGAGCGTTTACCTTGTTCTTTTTGCTCTAGACTAGCTTTATAATCCTCTATAGAATCGAAATCTTTAACGTCTAGCTGTTCTTCGTCGTCTTCGTCGTCTGTTTCATTGAACAAATGTTCGTATTTCTTCATGAAGTCTTCGCGGTACTTCATGTAATCAGTCAAAATGCCGTACACTTCTGTTACATATAGGTCGTCGAATAGTTCGTAACGATCAAACGGACTAAATATATACGGCTCAAATTCTACGTTTTGCCACTTGTCCGCGTCTACGCGTCTATAAAACACGCTAGCAATATGCGAAATATGGTTAATGTAGTCGTTAGTCAGAAAGTATTCTAAGTCTATAAACTCAAATAAGGTAAGTTTTTTAAACGGCTGTAAAATGTACGTCTGGTCTTCTAAAACTAGTTCGTGTTTATAGTTCTTTTTAGGTTCGGATTGAAACCATTTGATTGACTCGTACATAGCTGTTATTTCATCTATGCTTAGGTCTTCTAAGTCTTCGCTAGGTACGTCTAATAAAACGGCAAGGCTATCTAACTGGAAAGAAAAATAGCCCGCTGTCTTGTCAATTTGTCGCAGTTCTTTAAACTGGTATAGCTTAATTTTGTTCCAACCCGTTGGTAGCTTCATTTGCTTTTTCTACGTGGTTATTAATGGCACTAGCCACCGCTACTAAATAAGGTACGGCAACTTCTGCTTTGAGTTCACGAATCAATTTAGCTTTCTGTTTTATATGCGCGTCTGTATAGTGTTCGGTTTTAGTTAAGTCCGTACGTTTAAAAAGAACCGCTAGAACTTCTGAAATGTAGCCTTTGTGTTTATTACTTAGAATTTTTTCAATTGTCTTCGTGTCTTTTGCAGTTAGCTTAAAGTCTTCGTCGTACGCTTGGTATGTAAAGCCGTCAATTTCGAAACGCTTTAATAGTTCTGAACTTGGAACTTTTGCCGTATTGAATTTACTAATGTACTCTTTGAAATCCTCAAAGTCTACTTCTTCTATTTCTTCTGGGACACCCATAAACTTAAATACTTCTAAATGCTTTTCAATCACATCTAGTTTGTCGTTAGCGTGAATTTCTGTAATTTCTTCGAACTGCTGAATGGTCATTTCATTCATTTCGTTCGGAATCTGTTTTCCTAATATTTCTACCATAATATAAATTTTGAACAAATATACATTTTTTTTAATATGGTTATGTTGAAAGACCTACCAATTTACAAAATTACTATTGACCCAGAGTATAGCGACGGCGAAGAATTAGGAATAGAACAAATAGCTTTCACAGATGCGCCCGCCATAAAGGTTAAAGGGCTAGCTTTCTCAAATGCTACAAAACGTTTTTTCTCTGACGAACTTAAATACAGAGTAACAGCGCCAGCAATGATTCCTATGGAAATCTATAGACGCGACGACGAAGCTGGCGACTATTACGTACAATTTGACGAAAATACGATTGAACAAATTTACGTCAAGTTCATGAAAGACCTTAGTAATAAGAACGTCTTTAACCTAGAGCATGATCCAAGTCAAGAAGTCCCAGCATATATTTTAGAAAGCTGGATTGTAGAAAGCCCGAAACAAGACAAAGCCTATACAACCTATGGAATCGAAGTTCCAAAAGGAACGCTTATGCTAACGGCTCAAGTAACCGACACGGACTACTATAATGAACTAGTAAAAAACGAAAAACTAGGATTCTCTATTGAAGGTTTTCTAGGAATGAAACTAAGCAAACACTTAAATAAATATACAATGAAATTACCAGACGGAGAACACCGCATTGAAGACAAAATTTACGTTGTCAAAGATGGCGAAGTAATCGAAATTAAAGACGTAGAAAAAGAAGAAGTAGCAATGGCTGACGAAAAAACTACAGAAGAAGAAGTAGTAAAAGAAGAAGTTGCTATGGAAGAAGTCGTTAAAGAAGAAGAAGAAGTTAAAGAAGAAGTCGTAGAAGAAAAAATGGCTATTGACCCAGCAATGGACACAGAAGCTATTCTAGCAATTGTTAAACCAGTAATCGAAGAAAACATTAACGCGGTTATCGGAATGATTGCAGACCTTAAGAACCAGATGGAAGAACTTCTAGTTAAAGAAGAAGAAGCAGAAGATATGGAAATGGCGAAAGATGTTAAAATGTCAGCTTTCGATAAATTCAAAGCTTTTAGAGCATTCAAATAAGTAACAATTTAAAAACAAATAAAACAAATAACAATGATTAGAAATTTAAAATTTGACCTTGACGTTGACACTAACGCGTTATTGTGTCCAAACCCAGACGAGTTTTACGGAAAAGCGTATTTAACAGAAGACATCGCAGACAACTATCGCACTTTGCCTTCAATCAAAAGTGCCACTAAACTTGCCAACGTAACATTTGGTAACCTTTTGGCCCCGTCTACGTGTAACTTCAGCGCCCCGACAGACAACCTAGACGCTATCACTATTGACGTTTGTGCGTTATCTGCAATGTCTCAAATTTGCCAGTTCGAATTAGAGCAGTCTTTCTTAGCTTTGCAAATGTCTCAAGGTTCTAACGGAGACTTTAGCGTAGCTTCTTTCATGTCTTACTACTGGACAGAAATGGCTGGACGTATCGGAAACGATTTAGAGTTAATCCGTTGGCAAGGTGACACAGAAAGCGTAGACCCAGTTCTTTCTTTGTGTGATGGTTACTTGAAAAAATTGTGTGCAGACGCAGACGTAAACGGACTTTACGCTGGTGTAATTAATGCATCTAACGTGTTGGCTCAAATGACAGCTGTATTACAAGCGTCACCAGCAGCAGTTCAAGCTAAACGCGCTGACTTACGTTTGTTCGTTTCTTCTGACGTATTCGTAAACTACCAAATTGCTGCGGCTTCTGGTAACACCGTGACTTACGTTACTGCACCTTTAGCACCTACTTTCTTAGGTATTAAAATTGTACTTGCAGAAGGTATGCCAACTTCAACTATGGTCTTAGCTTTGAAAACAGACTTAATCTACGCATTCGACGCAGAAGGAGACGCAAAAGCGTTGAAAGCTGTTAACCTTGCAGATTCAGTTGCAGAGCCTTACATTCGCACACGTGCTAACTTGAAAGCTGGTTTTGCTTACACGAACCCTAGCCAGATTGTTGTATACAACGTTTGTTTCGACTAGTCAATAACTAACTAAATAACGGGGGTGGGTAATGCGCCCGCCCCTTTTTTTTAACTTTAAAAATTATAATCATGGCTTGTGCTACATTACAAGAAATACTAAAGGGTTGCGACCCAAATAGCGGTGGTATTTACACCCTATTAATAAACCAACAAGACGAAATTACTGCAATTACTACTAGCGAAACTGGTACTAACTGGGAAGTAACTGCTATTACACACACAACGCCTTACGTGGCTTTGGAGTTCAAACGTAATACTGGTAACTTTACAGAAGAAGGCGCTATTGATTTAGTAAATGGTTCGTCTTATGTTACTCAAACAATTAACTTAATGTTCCACCGACGCGACCAAGAGAAGTCAAAAGCTATTAAAATCTTAGGCGCTGGACAACAATACTTAAACGCTGTCGTAGGTGACGCTAACGGAAAGTATTGGTATTTCCCTTACTTACAAGTAACAGCTTACGGCGAAGGTTCGGGAACTGCTAGAGCGGACGGGTCTAAATACTCTTTAGTATTGACTGCTGAAAACGAAAGTTTAGCTTACGAAGTAGACCCTACTGTTATTGCTGGTCTTACAGTTTAATTGGTTTTAGTTACATTCTAGAAACGTAACACTTATAACAGCCCTACCTATTCGGTGGGGTTTGTTGTTTTATGAACATTTGCTTTTTAACTTTTAATATAGTTATGATTTACATTGAAAAAGGACAAGTTAACACGTTTGCTTTGACGCTGTCAGAAGTAACAACGTTAGTAGACCCCTTTTATTTATTCGTTTTTGAAGACGAATTTAACACGGCTGTCGATCCAATATACTGGATAGGCGCAGATACGTCTAGTTACCCGTACAGATACAACCTATTCACGCTAGAAGAAGGCGTGGATTTGGATTTATTAAAAGGTCAGTACACTTACAAGGTGTACGAAAGCCTAACAGACATAGTAATAGACGAAAACACGAATACAGAAGAACTTAATTTAATCGAAGAAGGGCGCATGGTAGTAAGCGGTGTAGCTGTTTCTTCTATATATGAATAAAATATGGGAATTTTTGACAGATTTAAACAACAGAAAATAGAAGTCTCAGAAGGCTATCAGTCGTTTAGTACACCTTTCGGTAAGATAGGCAACGCGAACTTGTCCCTACCTTACGTAAACGGACGTTACCAAGTTTCTGGCTACATTCCATTTGGTCAAGACAACCTATTTCCCGAAACATTAAACCAGCTTTACTTTACTTCGCCTTTACACGGGGCAATTGTGGACTTTAAAGTTAACGCTACTATAGGCGCTGGCTACCAATTAAAGACGGACAAGTTAACACCAGAAGAAAAGCTAGATATTTACACTTGGGAAAAGAAACTAAAACTAGCTAAGTCAGTTCGATTAGTAGCGAAACAGATTGTACTACACAACCGCGTTTACTTCATGATCCACTTCGACGAAAAGCATAAAGTAAAAAAAGTCGAAAACATTTCACCAGAAAAGGTTCGTATTAACCGCGCGAAAGATTGTTATTTTTTATGTGACGATTGGGCTTCAAGAATTGACGTAATCCCAGTTACTAAATACCACCCGTTAAACACGGACAAATGTCAGTTGTACGCTTACGAGATTCCAGCAATTGGACAAGACTACTATCCTTTACCACAATACACAAGCGCTTTAAACTTTGCTTTTTTATCTGGTGAACTTAGTTACTTTGCAAAATCAAACATTCAAAACTCTATTTTCCCAGCCTTTGCAATGATGTTTCCTAAACGTCCACAAAGCGAAGAAGAGAAAAAAATGTTGCGCGATTCGATAGACAAAATGAAGGGAGCGCAAAACGCGGGCAAAGGTGTCGCATTTTTTTCAAATAGTCCCGAACAAATGCCGAAGATTGAAGCTATTCCGACGAACTCAAACGACAAAATGTTTCAAGAAGCGAGCGGGTTAAATACAGAACAAATTTGTTTTGCCCACACAATAGACCCTATCTTAATGGGTGTACGTACAACGGGTTCTTTAGGTAACGGCGCGGACATTAAACAAGCCTACATTATTTTCGAAAAGAACGTTGTTATTCCTTTACGTGAAATGGTCGAAGAAGTCTTTACGGAATTACTTGCAATATGTAAACAAAAAGCGGACTTTACTATAAAGAATTTCCAAATAATTAATGAAACAATTGTAGAAGTAGAAGGCGACGCTAGTAAAACACAAGACGCATTAAATGCAATGTCCCCACTAGTAGCGACAAAGGTACTTAACACAATGACTACTAACGAAGTTCGAGCGCTTGCGTCACTTGCACCTATCGAAGGTGGCGACGTAGTCCCAACAGCAACACCAGCAACACCTATTTAATATGCTATACTTTATAACCGAAACATATTTAAAGACGAACACACCTATTACGGCTAACGTAGACGTAACAGACGTAACGCCCTACATTAAAACGCAGTCAGACCTACGCGTACAACCTATTCTAGGTAGTGTTTTTTATAACTACTTACTAGACGCGTACAATACACAAACGTTAAACCCAGACGAAGAAACGCTAGTAGGTTTTATTCAACCCGTAGTAGCGTGGCGTTCAGCAGAAGACGCGGTTTTCGGTCTTTCGTACCAGCTTAAAAACAAAGGTTTACAAACTCAAAACGGCGACTTTTCAAATAGTGTAAGTCGTACAGAAGTAGTTTTTGGAATGGAACACTTCGCACAAAAAGCGTCTTTTTTTGAAGCTAGATTAATCAAATATTTGCTAGCTAATAAAAATCTTTTTCCAGAGTTTACAAGTCAAGAAAATAGGGACACGGATTTACGCCCACAAATAGAGGCTTGCGACTGCGTAGGAACTTGTTACGGACGTTGTGGACAGCGCTATAATGACAACGGATATAATAACGCTATAATGGTATTTTAATGAAGTCTAAGCTATCTATTTTCATTCTTTCGGCGTGCGCTATTCTTTCACCAGTTAAGCCACTTATTTTAGTTGCTGTTTTAGCTATTATTTTAGACACGGCTTTCGGTATCTGGCGAAGCGTTAAAAAGTCTGGCTGGACTTCTATACGTTCAAGACGTTTAAGCCATACCATTAGTAAGTCTTTACTTTATTCTGGCGCTATTGTGTTCATTTTCTTAATGGAAAAGTACGTAGTAGCCGACATTCTAGGTCACTTTATTGCTATTGACTTAGTGTTAACGAAAGCATTTACGTTCTTTTGCGTAATTACAGAAGTGAAAAGCATTAACGAAAGCTACTTTAGCGTTACTGGAGTTAACGTTTGGGACAAGTTTATAAATTTTGTTAAACGATCTAAAGAAAATTTCGACGAACTAAGATGAAAAAACTAGACATACAAGCTATTAAACAAGTGCGTTTAAAAGACAATCAGTATTTTGCTGAAAGTTCACCTAAGACGCAGATTTATTTACACCACACGGCGGGCAATGGTAACGCAGAAGGGGTTAGTAGATATTGGAATGGTAACGACAGCCTAATAGCTACAGCTTTTATCATTGGTGAAAACGGAACTATTGTACAATGCTTTTCGTCTAGACATTGGGCTTGGCATTTAGGAATAGATACAGAAGACTTCGCTAGAAATGGCGCTAAATATAGCAACTTAAATAAACTTTCAGTAGGAATAGAGGTTTGTAATTGGGGTTATCTTAAAAAGAAAGGCGACAAATATTACAATTACGCTGGTGGTGTCGTTAATCCGTCCTACGTTACCGAACTAGACCAGCCTTATAAGGGTTATAAATATTGGTACAAATATTCAGACGCACAAATAGAGTCACTACGCCAGCTAGTAGAATACCTTTGCGAAACGTACGACATTCCCAAAGACTACAGAAGTGAAATTTGGGCAATTGACAAAGAAGCGTTTAAAGGAACTAAAGGAATCTTTACGCACAATTCAGTTCGTAAGGATAAAAGCGACATTTACCCAGACCCCCGCGTAATTAAAATGCTACAAAACCTATAACACATGAGGGTTTCAATTATAATTCTGTCGCTAATTTCTACTATATTTGCGACAAGTTGCAACGTGAACTATCATTTACGTAAAGCAATTAAAAAAGGCTATACTTGCGACGAAATAGGCGACACAATTACAATAAGTTCTATAGACTCTATTCCGTACGTTTTAAGGGACTCTATTTTCTGGGATAAGGTAATCGTTCAGAAAGATACAATAGTTCGTTACAAGCGTTCCTACGTACCTAAAACACGATTTGAAACAAAGATTGAATACAAGTACAAAACAAAAGTCCTAAAATCGGACGTTGAAAAGGTAAAATATAAAAATAAATACATAACAAAGACAAAGGTTAACTGGTTATTTGTTATTATTGCTTTCGTTATTGGATTCCTTACTAGGTTATCTTTTAGCGAAACCTTTAGAAGTAGGTTAAAACTTCTGCCTAAACTTTTCAGATGAATAAAAACAAAGGCGGGCGTCCAGTTGTAAGCAAAGGCGTTCCTAGAGTGCGTTTAAGTCCGCAAGAATTCGACCTAATTAAGCAATATCGGGCAATAAAAGACAAGTCCAATGAAATGGGTTTAAATGAAAACGATGTTAAGCACGGCTGGATAAAAACAAAAGACGCAAGTTTATTCTTTGCGAACCCTAGTTTCAACGCTGGTAAAGAACTAGAACTAGACTTTCATAAGCTACTAGAAAACGCGCCTAAATTAGAAGTAAAGCCTAAGCAAACACGGAATTTTAACGGGGCTTTTGACAAGCTAGTGTTTACAGATGTTCATATCGGAATGGACGTAACCGACAAAGGACGTAATTTATACGCGTCTAACTGGAATGAAGACATACTTTTCGAGCGTTTGTCCCAAATGATTGACCACACACTAGCTAAACAAAATAGCAACGTCTTACATATATTAGATTTAGGCGACTATTTAGACGGCTTTAACGGATTGACTACTAGAGGTGGTCATTCGTTACCACAAAACATGAGTAATCAAAAAGCGTTTGACGTTGGTTTCTTATTTAAGACTTTATTAATTACCCAGCTGTCGCCGTTCTACGACAAAATCTACGTTCGGAATATTTGTAACGATAACCATAGCGGCGACTTTTCCTACTTTGTTAATCAGTTCTTTAAAACGTATGTCGAACGGGATTTAAAAAACGTCTTAGTAACTAACCAGACTTTGTTTATTGATCACGAAATAATTGATAACTATTGTTTTGTTACCACACACGGAAAAGACACACACAATTTAAAACACGGATTCCGTCCTAAAATTGACGCGAACCAGATTAATAAAATACTAGGATATTTAAACGCTAAAGGACTACTTAATAAAGGCTACGAAATTATTTTCGAAAAAGGCGACAGCCATTTATATTTATTCGATTCGTCTAGTAGTGACGTGTTTAAGTATTACAATTACCCAGCTTTTAGCCCGTCTTCTAACTGGGTGGCTACTAATTTCCAGCTAGGTAAGTCTGGATTTATACATTTTAACTACGATTTAGAACAAAAGAGTATAAACGAATTCTTTTTTTAATGTATATTTGAACTTTCATAATAGGTTTTTAGGAATTAGGGTTAGCAGTTGAAAGCGTTAACCCTTTTTTCTGTAACAAATTTGTCAAGTTTATGTGACAAATAACTTGACAAACATTTGCCACTATTTCGATTTATTGGATGAAGTTTGTGGAAAAAATATACGTATTTATCCGTATATATACGTAAAATATACGCAATCGGGTATAGAAAACTTAAAAAGTATACCACTTATCGTGTATTTGTAGCAAAAAACTTGACATTTCACGCTTAGTTTTTAAAAATATACGTATTTTTGTCTCATAATTAATTAAATCAAATAT